GCGGAAACATCGCACCTGCTGTCAGAGGACGTTCTCGACAACTCATCAAAGAGATCGCACCCACGCCGCTCCCAAAATTTGATTGGGACGTGGACCTGTTCCAATCTTGGAACAGCCAATTTGACTCTGAGAAGCAAGCTCGCATGGTCAAAGCGTACGACTTGCTGTCCTCTCACAACTTGCGTGACTACTCATCCAAAGAGTTGTTCACGAAAATTGAAGCGTTGGTCAAACCCCACGACTGTGTAGCCCCACGAATTATTTTCAAAGGGTCTGATGTATACAATTGCATCAGTGGGCCAATTTTTACAGAGCTGATGGTTCGCCTCAAAGCCTGCGAAAACAACGTTTCGACAGCCAAGGTGATGTTTGCGTACAAGCAACACACCCCGGAAATTTCGGCCTTCTTGGAGGCCGAGTTCCGCCCCAAAAGCTGCATAGAAGCAGATTTCAGCTCGAACGACGCCACGCAAGTGGCGGACGTCTTGGATCTCGAGCTGGCTCTTATGCAGCGACTTGGTTGCCCCAAGTGGTTCCTGAAATTGCATCGTAGTGCCTCCCGGTCGTATTCAGTCTACAATACGAAGTACGGCGTGTCCGCCGTGGCTGAACATCAATTGGCGACCGGCGCTACTGATACTACTTTTCGGAACTCCTTCTGGAACTTGTGCATCTTCTACTATTGGGTAAAGAAGCACAAGGTTGACAAACCCCGGGTCGTCATTCTAGGTGACGACATGCTCGCTGTCCTACGGGAGCGGGTCAGGCGCGGGGCCGCCAATTATGAACGAGCTGCTTCGGAGGCCCGCATGGTTGCGAAAGCAACCATGGCGCCTAAGCTTTCGAAGTGTCATTTTCTCTCAAAGCATTTCGTGCCTTCCGACTCCATCGGGGGTCACGTTATGCTTCCCATGATTGGCAAGGTCCTCGCGAAGTTTAACGCTCGCCCGAACGCCAACCAAGGCGTAACTGACGACGAGTACATGGCCGGCAAATCTTTGTCCCATGCTTATGAATATAGGCATTGCCATGTGCTCCGCAATCTTTTCGTCAAGCGGGCGAACCGACACCTGGCCGCTTCCGGAGGCGTTTACTCGTTAGAGGGGGTTACCTACCACGTCCGAGTGTTCTCGCTCCACAAGGGGATGATTGATTCATTCCTGAGTGGGTCGATGTTTCACGAAGACTTGGTGACTCCTGATGACTTGTCGCGTTTCTGGGACATGTTAGCTGGTCTAACTTTCTCTGACGTTTTCCCTTTGGCCGAATCCATTATCCTCGGGGACGGGTATGCCCTACTCGAGGATTTCGTCGCCACCCAGCTTGTTGATTATTGACGGCACACCGGCCTAGCAGCTGGTGGACCGCCAATGCGACCCAGCTGGGCTGACTTTCGAAGGATTTAGCCTCATGTCAGTAGCCACCCTATACCACCGCACGGGACGCCCCAC